CCATAACCTGCAGCAGTACCAAAAGCCATTGGTCTGTCCTTCCTTTGTTGAGGTTTAAGAGTTGTAGTCTATTCGGCCTTCTGCCCGTGCAGTGTCGAGTTCAGCTTCATTCTTCTCGAACTCCCACGGTTTCATCCGACCGATTTCAGAAGCCTTCCAAATCCTTTTTCCGTCTGTTGCCTCTGTCCTCACTTCCCGTACAGGAGTTTTTGTGACAGCTTCAGCGGCAGACGAAGACTTGGTTTTCTTCTTGGTAAGACCGGTGTCGGCCTTGTAGAGGTCTATGACCCGTGCCGCCCATCGAGCATCCTTATTGTTTTTGTAGATGCCGTCTGAGATTGATGTCGGTTGCTCTTCGAGCCAAGCAAGGAATTTTTCATCCGTCTTGATCTCGTTGAAGTCGGGCTGGAGACGAAGCAGTTCCTCGAAGGCTTTCTGCTTTTCTAGCTCCTGTTCCCTCTCCTTGATAGAACCAAGTTCTTCGCGGAGTTGTGCAACCTGTGATTCGGTCTGTAGACTTGATACGGTTTGCACCACCTCGAACACGTCTGGATATCGTTGCTTGAACTCTTCCAGTTCTTCTGCAGTCTTTGGCGGTGAGACTCCACGCGGCATTTCTTCTGCGTGTTGAGTCATGGTCCTACGAAGGTTTTCGATTTCAGTCTTGAACTCTCCGACCTTTTCATCGTAGTGACGCTTCAAGTCGTCATACCGTTTTTTGTAATCGTGGGTTTCTTCTTTCTTTGTTTCAACAAAGCTGTCTGCTTGCTCTTGCGGAGTAGCCTCTTGGGGGTCCGCATCCTGTGCTTCTACAGACTCTTCCGCTTCATCGTCTTCCTCTTTGTAGACTTCATCACGGTACTTTCCACGATACAGCGTTTCGCTGTTGATAGTGCCGAAGGAATCATTCGGCTTGTTGGCACGGTGGCCTCTTACTTTTTTTGCCATTTGTTTTACCTCATATGCGGGGCCACTTGGCTGTGGGTAGCCGCTCCGGTTGTGTCAGGGCCGCGAACCTGCGGGTAGCTGACGAATTATTCCAGACCCTTGAGAACTTTGTTCGCGTATGCAGAACCCTCGCCATACGAGGCTATTGCATCCTTAATGTTCTCGTGATCTGATAATTTGAGTCGAAGAACCATGTCTGCCACTACATTGTAGTGTTCTTCATGGGCCTCTCTTGGAATCACGCCCTGACCGTAGCGTCCAAACTTTTGCTTGGTTTCTTTCGATGTGGGCTGTGCTTTTTTATTTCTATAAATCTTTTGATACAAATCAATGTTGACTTTATCATCGCCCTGCTGTATTAAGTCATCTACGTATTTCTTACCGGCATCGTCTAGAAAATTGTATTCAGGACTGCGTTCTTTGAAGTCACGTAGGGTGCTTGATGTTATCTGCATAGGGCCAAAGGCAGAGGAAGACTTGCCACCCTTCTTGCGAACACCAGTGAAGATGAAGGGGTTGTCTTCGAACCCTTTGATTTCGACACTCTTGATGGCGTCTTTAATAGAACCAAAGCGATAGCCGAAGTAGGTGTCCTCATCTCGGGATGGGATAGGGGTATCCGGCATCGCAGGATATTCTTTAGAGAGAAAGCCCTGCTCACGCAAGTCTTGTTGCGTCAGCGTAGGTTTTACCATCTGTCCTGAGATTAACATGCCCACAGCAGCCTGCATTGTTGCCGGGGCTTGGTCTTGACCGTTCTCACGGATACGTTCGCGGGTTTCGGCCATACCGCGATTGTTGATCTTGTTCAGGCGATCATAGCCGATAATTTTAGCGAGGTGGGGGGCGACCACGACTTCGCCGCTAGAAATCGCCACGTCTATTAGTTTAGCACCGTTTCCTCGTTTGTCAACTACTATTCCGCGTCTAAGTGCTTCTTCATGCGCGTCTATAAGCATCTTGCGAACATCAGAGGTTCCCATGAACTCGGCTGCTGCAGCGTTGATAACGAACGCGCCTTCGGGCAGTTGAGTCGGGCGATTGTCTGCGACAGTCTGATCTTCAGGTACTTGATCAGGCGGACGGTCTACAAAGCCAGATGCCACGCGGGGTGCGCCACCCATTGCAAGACCGACGCGGCCACCCATTTTAAATCTAAAGCCGCGATCACCTCCGTACCTGTCTGATTCCTCTGGTCGATCACTTCCTGAGTAACTACTGCCGCCTCCATAAACCTGTTCATCCACAGAAGAATACGTCGGGTCATCTCGCGTCACAGAGTATTGAGTGCCATCCGCCTGAGAACCTCCATCATCCCCACTCGGTTCACCCGATAGATTCATCTGTGGTACTGTGACAGTTGGCTTCGGTTTAGGCTCCGGTTTCGGTGCGGCTGCAGCCTTGATGCTTGTGAGGGCTTGTTGGAGGGTAACTTTACCGGTTCTTGCTTGAGCAAGTGCGTTCTGGAACTGATCGTAACTAACACCGGCTGTCGCTGCTGCTGTCTCTGCCTGTCGCTTTGTGGAGTATGCTCCCGACCTTCCAAAGCGTGGATCGTAGAAACTGCCGTTAGGACGGAAGAAACCGGCCATCTTGTTGCCGGATATGAACATGCCGCCCTGCTCTTCAACTGTCCCAAATTTAGCAGAGTTGAAGGCGTTGATTCCTGCGCTGTTGCCGGGATCGTAGCCTTTACTGATAGCTTCCAAAGCGACAAGCTGATTGATGTCCATGCCCCGGGTATTACCGGTGTAGGTCCCGCCCCCGGGTGCGCGAGTGATACCAAAGTTGCCAATAGTCATGGCAAAGCCTGTGTCCACACCTTTAGGTGCTACCATTCTGCCAAGGGCGGAATCATACACCGGAAAGTTCGCAGCCCTCACGGCGCGTATCTGTTTCAGGTGATCGTACTGAATTGAGTGAACCATGTCCGCTGCAAGACCTAGAGGTCCGGCAGGACGGAAACTGTTGTTGCCAAAAGCATTCTTGACTGTTTTGCCCCCTATAAAGGTGCTTGCTGCAGCACCAGCTATTCCTGATGCGGCGAACATCCCGCCAGCCAGCTTCGCCGAATCCTCTGCCGTAAGCTCACCCTTGATTAGTCGTTCCATACGTGTCGGTGTTTCAGCAATTCCCTCACCGATCTTTCTTCCTGTCTGTTCACCCGCTTTCTTGACAGCTTCCCCGAATTGTATTTCTCTATCTGTGAAAATCGGTTCGATGAGGTTCTGAACCAGATTGACCCTGTCAGCCAGTTGAGATTCGGACTTCAAGTAGTCTGAATAGGAGTCGAAGCCTGTGGTGTTAATCCTAAAGTCATCGTAAAATGTAACCTTAGTGCCTTCTTGTACCTGCCCCTCTGCACCCCCGAAGAGTGGGACATTTAGTGTGCCACTAAGGACATCACTCGGATCGTCGTCTTTTTCCCGCTTTGCAGGCTCTGCCAACTCCGTGATGTCTTCATCAGGGTCTACGTCAATACCTGTCTGTGCTTCTAGGTCTGGCAACTGTAGGAACTGACTACCAAAGTTAACTCGACCACCCTCATAGTCTTCAACACTCAGCCCACGCTGTCCCGTGAACCGGAAGGGAGTTACTTCCGTGTCAGTATCATCATCAAAAAGAAACAGACGGTCAGCCATTCTTGATTATAGCCTCGTGGTTATCCTTCAGTTTGAGGAGCATTTCCAGTAAAGCCGCTTTCCCCTGCAGTTGGCGCAGTTCCGACTCCGATTGTGCCGTTACCAGACCCTTGAAGGTCTGTTCCTTCAGGAGTTGGAGGTACTCCTCCAGCCCCGCCCATATCTCCGGCTTCGCTAGGAGCGGCCCCAGCAGCTTCGCTTGCTCCTTGTTGTACATTTGCCATCAGCCCTTTCAGCATCTGAGCGTAGAGTTGTGCCTCGTTGGCATCGTTGACGAGACTGTCAGGATCGATGTCCTGTGAAATCGCCAGTTCGCGCATAAGGTTTGGAATCTTGATGAAGGGTGCCAGCATGGGGTTGGCGACAGTCTGCAGCAGAGAGGTGAGTCGCTGTGTGCGGACCTCTTTCTGCATGACTGCGGCTACGCCGCGTGGCTTGATTTCAAGATCACCTACGATGTCTTCTGCTTCTTCATTGAACTGCATGTTCCACTGGAAGTATGCTTCGCCTAGCGGCTTCAAAAGCATGTCATCGATGTTCTTGATAACTGTCTTCATCGACAAGCCAGCACTGCCCATCAGCATCGATAGACCTGCGGCTGTTCGTCCGGTTCCTGTTACCCCTGTCTGTCCGTGTACGATGGACGGTATGCCTGTTTCTTCGTCTGCCAGTTGGCGGCTGATCTGATACATCTGCAAGTTCTCACCGGCAGTGTTTGGGAACTTGAGGCCGTTGATAGCCGTGCCTGTCACACCCGACTGACGACGGAAAATCTTCCCGGGGAAGATGTCCATGTTCTGTCCCGGCACAAGGCTGGCTTCATCGACATCAAAGACAAGGTTGCCAGCAAGAGCGAGGTTGTCGATAGCCATACGAACATGACCGTTCATCAGCTTCTGTGCATCCTCCATGTTCTCGGCTACGCCAACACCCCAAAGCTGATAGGGGTTGACTTCGTACGGGAACACCTGATACGGGATACGGGCCGGTGTGAACGGGTTGAGGACACAGCGAATGACCATGCCACCACAAACCCAGACGTTGACTTGCACCTCGTCGAATTCTGACATCTTGTCGGAACCTTCGAGACCTGCATCGTATGCCAGCTTGGAGTCCAAGACGCCCCAATATTCCAAGACCTCGTATCGATTGCTTTGATAGTATGGCTCGGTCTCGTCTTCGCGGATGGTGTCTTCGTAATACTTGTCTTCGTAGTTCGGCCCCTTTGCAAGGCACTCCTCGATTGCGTCGGCCATGAAGTAGGGACGCTTGATAAGAGCGCGGAGTTGCTGACGGTTCATGCGGTGACGTTCGATGACGTACTCACAGTCGTCGATACTGGTTGCTGACGGGTCCGGATGGAAGTCCCATGCAGAAACCATTTCGATGCGGGGCACCGTCTTCTCTTCTGGCATGTAAACCCGCTCACCCATCTCGTCGCGCTGCCAGCGGTGCATGCGCTTGTAGAAGTTGAACGGACCCTTTACGATGCCCGTGCCCAGAAGACACGATTCGAAGATAGAACTTCGTAACACATTTACGGCACTTGTGTCGAGAAGCTGATCGTGGATAGTTTTCTCCATGCGGTGAGCCGCAATCTTTGCCGGTTCGATCTGGGGTTCACCCATACGTGCCCGCCCCTCTTGCAAGGGAAGTTGCCCGTATTCGCCCTGTAAGCCCCCTAGGAACGCCTTTGAGTCCTCGGCCTGTAGGGCACCCGGCAAAAGTTCTCGACCGTCTCCAGCGAAGCCGTAGGGGTCCTGCTGGTCGATTTGGTCGAGGGGAGTCTCCATGTGAGCAAACTCCGCGATGCCTTCTGGCACGGGAGTGGACTCAACGACGAGCGGAAACTTCTTGTTCGCAAACAAGATGTCAACGATCTGGCCGTAGGCTGCAAGAACTTTCGTCTTGGTAATCCTGATGAACACCTGTGACCGCTCCGAGTCGCGGTACTGGGTGGTCGAGTCGTAGATGCCACGGAAGTTCTTGTAGGACTGTAGCCAGCGTTGCTCGTGGGCATAGCGGCCATTTTCAGAATCCTCGAACTTGCGCTGAACGTAGCCAGCAAGCCCGGGCATCTGCTCTTCAGGATTGAGCAGACCTACAGCGGTATCATCCGCTGGTTGGAGAAAATTATCTTCTGACATATTTTAGTAATCGCGTTCTTCAGCCATACGCATGACAGCAGGATCGACAGCCGTTTTAGTCATCTTCTTCGGCATATCCTCTGTCAGAACACCCTGTGCGGTCTTGGTATCGAACTCAAGTCCCTCACGGTACAACTGGTCTGAACCCATTGCGTCATCGACCGAAGTGTTCGGTGAATTCATAATGTATGCAGCACCAAAGTTATAGTTGCTCATTGGTCTTCTCCCAAATTAACGAGTGATGAAACCTGCTTCGGGGGCAGGGGAGGTTTCAGGTTCCCTGTTTCGTGAAACGAATCCAGCATCAGCGATTGCCATCCGTTCCATGTCTTCTGTGCTTTCGTCGAGCATGTTGGCCGGTTCCATAGCTGCAGCTTCCATCCGCGCTTCCGGAGTCATTTCGCCGCCTGTGATAGCGGTCGGCTGCATGATCATGGGAACAGCCGCCGCAACTGAGGCGGGTGCCCGTGCCGCAAGTGCTGCCGCTTCCATGCCATATTCTTGAGCCAAGGCTGCGCCTGTTTCAAGAGGGGCCTCAACAAACTGTCTTCCTGTTTCAATGAGAGCGGCGACACCCACTTTTTTACCAACACCTTTGAGGAACGCATCCAAGTCAAACCCGCCCTTGCCTAACTTTTCTTGTAACTCGGGAGTCAGGTCGTTCATGGACTTGGGATCAGGGGAGTCTGTGGTGACTGCAGCTTTTTCTTCTTTGTAAATCTCTTGACGACGCAGTCGCCTTTGTGCCCGGACCCTTTCAGCCTCTTCGTCAATTTCACCCATCTGGGCTTCCATCTCAAGACGCTGTTTTTCTGCAGTCGTTGCCTCTAATTTTAGCTGTTGACTCCGTGCTTCACGAACATCCTCAATCAAGTCAAGGTCCGCGTCGGTTAGTGTGCCCTGAACTTGTGTCCCAACAATCTCAGAGCCTTTAGGAATTACTGTCAGACGTGGTGCGCCTTCTTGGGTGAGTCCCGCTGCATCTACGCCCATAGACGCCGGAATCTCGTTTAAGGTTGACAAGCCAAGAACTTCGCCGTACATGTTTTGTAAGGCACGAAGAGCTTGCTTTGCTGTAGTGCCTTCGTCTGTAATAATTTGAGAAACGTAGTGCTTACGAGTTATGCCTTTCATGCCGTCGATGGTTTCATCGAAGGATGCGTGACCCATAATTGCACTAGCTTCTGTGGTGTATCCTAATTCACTCGCAATAATAGAGGGAATAATTTTACGAATGTCTGATGCGCCAGCAACCGCACGACCCATAGCCTTTTCAAAAGGTTTGAACCTTTCAATAACACCACCCGGCATTTTCATGCCCGTGGTCATTCTATTTACAAAGTTGCCCGTGGCTTTTTTAGGGTCTTTAATGTCTTTATCGAGGAATACATACTCGCGTCCCTCTGCTTTTGCCTTTTCAGCAGCGTCCCGTATAATTTCTAGCGCGACTTCCGGAAGATCAAGTTCATTACGAATCTTGTTTACACGACGATATGATTCCTTGAAAGAACCAGTTTCAAAGTCGATGTCATCCACTTTAATCCCCGCAACTTCACCGGGACGAAGAGGCACAAGAGCATTGAAGGCAACGGCAGCACGAGTTCGCGGGTCTTTGATAACAGAAATGCCCTCTGTTAGGGCAGTGAGAGACTTCTGGGCCTCGGGAACGCCTTTAAACTTCTTGGTTCGACGTGCTTGTTGCGCTTTTTCTAGTTTTAATCCTCTGGCTTTTCCTTCAGGGCTAAACACATCAGAATATGGATAAGCAATATCCCCCACACTGGAGAGACGACGAAGTTCATTTTCTATAGTGAGAAATGTGACAAAGTTTCCTTCAGTCCCGACTTTATTTAATTCACGAAGAAACGATTCCTCTTTTACACTTGACCACGGATCATTTAAAGATAAGCCCGCCGCTTCAATATTTTTGGCAAATGAATTTGGGGCACCCTTAGAGGTCGTCAGAGATTTACCCGCACCTTCAATAGCCTCGCGAATGGTGAGAGTCTGATCCTTGATCTTTGCAGTTATATCCACCATCAGTATCCAAACGTAGCATCCATCGGCCTAAACGCCTGATCCTTGATGCCCTGAAGTGTTTTGTGTATAGAATTGTATCCCGACGTGCGCGTCATAAGCATATAGCGCAACGCATCGTACGCATGATCCTCTGCCTTCGTGTCTACATCTTCACTGTTGGTTTTGGAGAGAGGTATGCCCGATAGTTGTGCTATGATATGCTTGCACGTAGAGAATATTCGTAGACGAGGTTCGTTGGTGTAGGGGTCATCAGCAAGCCGCCTGTGAACTTCCATTTTTCCTTGTAGACGGTTGCGGTCCGAAGGAGTCCACCTAACACCAGCCCGCATCATTGTCTCTGCAATGGACGGACCGAAGCCTGTCTTATTCCAGCAAGAAGAGTCTAGGACGTTGTAGTGTGGTAGTGGGTCTAACTCTTCTGCTTCTAGTATTTTATCAGCGAGTTGCTCGGCTGTCAAGTGTTTAGCATATAGTTCGCGATAAACCCAGATATTATTATCCCAGTCAATAGCCCCCCACAGAACGCACGAAGGACTTGCGTAGCCGTAGTCCGCCGCACGAATACGGGGCCAGTTGGTTGGAAGTTCAAAATGTTCGACCACATGTCTAGACCTCGAAAACTCGGGGAAGGCCGCTCCCTCCGCCACGTCCCAATCCCCTTCTAGGAGTCGTCTACGCTCGACATCCGGGAGCGACCTGAGCATGGCCTCGTACTGGCCGTCTGCCATCAGGTAGGGATTATCAGTCAGCCGCGCAGGAACAAACTTGCGGTAGAACAGCGGCTGACCTGCTTTTTTGTGACCGTCGGGCCACACAAACGTCTTTCCAGTTTCTATATCGTAGGCACCAAAAGGCTTGTTTGGTTCGCGGTGATCAATGTACATCTTCTTGACCCACCAACCACCCACTCCTCCGGGGTTGGCTGTGCAGCGCATGCACAACTGTTGCTGGAGTTCAGTATCAGTAGAACGAAGGCGAGAACGCAGGTAATCCCAGACATAGGACGAAGGATACTGAGTAATTTCATCTATGCCGATCCAGTTGAATGCCTGTCCCTGAAAGCGGGTTACGTCCTTATCCCTGTCGAGATAGGTGAACCACATGGTTGCACCAGAAGGGAAAACCCATGTAGACTTCGACTCACGGAAGGTAGCTCCCGGGAACGCCTTCGGGTATAATTGTTTCGACTTGTCGATAAGTTCTGTTAGTTCGTCGAGTGTACGACGGAGAAGAAGACCACGATGATTAGGATTGTGACAATAACGTAGCGGATCAGCAAGAAGTGCAAAACTTTTTCCACCACCGGCAGCACCGCCGTAGAGTACGTCTTGCTCAGACGCGCTAAGAAATTCTTCTTGAGGTCCCGGATTTGGCTGAAAGATAACTGGGCTACCATCGACAAGGTCTCCCACTGCGCTTGGTAGGTGTTCCAAATCCCCTTGATCAATGACTCTAGTTTTTTCACCCTGTAGTGCCTTCTCTATCTTGTCTGCTGACTGTGTCAGCTTTTTTACTTTTTTCTTTTTGTATTCGGCTTTCTGTTGCTGGGTAGCTGCCGACTTCTTCGCATTACGAAGACGCATCTGGACGGAACGTCGTGCCCGCTCCCTGTCACTGAGCTTGTACTCAGCCTTGGGCTGGTTCGGGTCTTTCTTGGGTCTGCCGCGAGTTCGCGGCTTGTCCACGGTCGCCGGGTCAGGTGGGACTAGGACGCGTTTACGTGGCTTACTAGCCATCTATGACTACTTCTTTCTTGGGTGGCAGCAGGACAACGCCATGAACCGCCTGTACGTTGTGGTTCAAGGTCTCTTGTCTGCCAAGACCTACACGGTTCAGGACAGATTCGGCTGCTTTCATCCGCAGATCGTCACCGCGCTCAATATCTGGGGCGTCCACGAGGCTCACCAGCTTGTTTGCGGCCTTGAGGGACTGTCCCGCCAACACGGTTTTGGTCCGGTCGATGATTTCGTCGGCCAAGCGGTCCTTGAGCCACTTGATAGAGCCTTCTGCATAGCCAGCAACCTCCGCTGCAGCCCGTATATTGCCACCATTGTCGAACAGGGCGTCCAAAAAGGCTTCCTGTTTGTCTGTGAGAGCGGGTTTACGGTTGTTTTGCTGCGGTAAGAGGTTCATGTGAAGTCTCTTTCTATACATTTGAAGCTATAGGTGGCCGGAACAGGAAACATTTGTGCTACACCCTCCGCCATTTCGTACGAACGCTCCTTACATTGCTCGTATGTTTCGTACGGACCCCGTACATCGTCAAATCTGACACACTTGTCGGGGGTTGCTAGGGCGCAAACCAGTAACATTGCTTCGAACATGGGTAAAATTCTCCTTGCAACCCATTAGTTTAGGGCTAGTTACCTGTCCTGTCAACCCAAAAGTGATGAAAAAGCAAGAAAAAGGTTGACAAATGCGAAATCTGACTGTACACTGGCGTTAAGCCTGCCGGGGATACACCCTATATCCCCCCAATCCCCCCTTACAGGTTCGCGGCTCCCCCGCTGGGAGCCTTTTTGGTCCCTAACAGGTTGCCGGGAAGCCCATACAGGTAACCTAAAAATACAAAAAATATGTCGAGACTGCTTTC